CCATAAACCATTTCTTAAGTTCGTTATATTTGCCACGCATTTCCATACTGCCATAATCACCAGTAGCAAATTGCGCTAATAACATTTCTGATATTTGTTGGTATGCACTTTGCAAAGCATATATTCTAGGTTGTACTTGATGCTCTGCACCTGACCTTAATAAGTTTGCCGCATATCCTGAAAGCTGGAATTGTAATTCACCATACGCAACATTTGGTAATCCACCACGTTGCAATTCAGATGCAACTAAACCAATGTAATCACCTGTGTTTGCTGGCATAGTTATCTCAGGAAGTAGTTCAATTTTTGTATTAGATGGTAAATCTACTTCTGTTCCATCTCTCCATGGGTCAGTTTCTAATGTTGCTGATCCGTCAGGACTTGTAACTACATATGGATGTCGTGTTGCTCTAGACATAAGTGTCTTCATTGAACTCATAGCAAAGTTATAGTCTTCAAATAGATTTCTGTTTGCCGCGTATACTGACTCACCATATTCTCTAGATGTGTATTCACTAGATAGGTCTCCCTGTACGTATGGTTGCGGACCCACTACACCCACAAAGCAAGGTGCGCATGGCATTCCTTGTATTTTTACATTGTGTTTAGTAGGTTTCTTTGCAAACTTAGGACCACCTGCATCAATAATAATGCAGTTTATTTCTCTGTCGTAATAATCCCAAACATCAATACCTTGTTCTTCTGCTTCCTGTTCAGGAGCAGATACATCCATGTTGTATATAGCTTTAATAGACTCCCTAGTTCTTTTCTTTCTGTGTGCAATCCAGCTAATACCTTCATCATCCATTTCGTAAATTACATGCAATGGATCCCATGCAGTTATATCTACATATGTTGAGCCATCAGGTCTAGTATTTAATACAGATCTACCTGCAAAATGCCCACGTAATGTTATATGAAATGATAATTGTTCACGTATATTAGGTTGACCCATTCTAAGCAACCTTTCATCTGCAAGATTTAATGCACCAATTACCCACTTCTCTTTGTTAGCTCCAATGATTCTGTCTTCTTCGTTCTTACCATCATGTGGAACTCTAACTACCATGCTAGATGTAGTAAGGTAAGCCATAATTTTATCTGCAAGAACACGAGGAGTATTAGATGTGTATGACTGAAAACCTTCTCCTGCATCAAATTGATTCATACGATATAAAGAATAGTCTTCTTCCATTCTTTTACGTGATTGCTTGAAACCTTCGGCTTCAAATCTTCGTTTAATTTTATCTAAATAGTTATCTATTTGAGCCATCTACCATCTCTTTACAGTAATTTTTTGTTTTTCTTTAGCAAGTCTTGCATAACCAAAGTTAACAACAAGACCGTATACTATAGCTTTAGCTCCATGGTTGAAAGAATCTCTAGGTTCTCTACCAACTACGTTACCAGCTCTATCTGTTCTCCATGTATACACATGAACTTGTCCGTCAAAAGGATTCTGGCACCCGCCTAATTCTGATATAATACCACGACATTGTGGGTTAAATATCACATTAGGTTGATTTGTAATTGGGTGAGGTTTTAAAAAAGTATTAAACCTTTCTATACCATCCATTACACCAACCTTTTCACTTATCATTGACACACTAGCTTTGTGCCACCACACATCAACAGGTCGTCTTTCTGATTGCGCGTGTGCTGCAATATCTATAACGCCTGAATCTACATCTTGCCACCATTCTCTATTTTGTGCAATTTCTATAATGTCTTCTGTAGTTTTTTCTCTTTCATATATTTCATCAATAATACGCACCTGATCATCTATCTTTTGTACAACCTCTACAGCATATGCACTCTGTGTAATACTTGAATACCCTGGATCAATCCATAGGTATACAGGTTCACCTTTAACATATTTTGAATCATTAGTTACGTGTACAGAAACATCAAACATAGGATGTACCAAACCTTTAGGAGGTGATGGTTTCCCTGCCATACGTTCCATAAACCATGTGTCGCTATGTAAACTTTCTAAGCTTTTAATTTCTGGGTCTTCTCTACCACCTGGATATATAATTGAGTTAGACCATGACGGTAAACTAAAACTCTTACCATCATCTTGGTTAGGGTGTATTTGCCATGCATCATATCTAGACGGGTACCAACCAAGACTTGCCTCGAATGTACCCTCTAAGAATAACCAACCTCTTTTCTCAGCAATACGTCCACGCAATCTAAGAAAGGATTCAAAGTCTATCTGTGATGCTTCACACGCAACTATACCATCGGGAGCTTCCATCGCTAGAGACCTGTAGTCTTGTGCTGACTTAGTTTTGATACGTATACCATTTACACATTGTATCTCTCCTGGATCTAATCTCTTTGACGCAGACTTTAAAAAACCTAAGCGTCCAAGCATATCAAGTAGGTACTCAAACTCCGCCCTACATCTCTCATAGTCTCTGGCTACTAACCAGATAATACCATTGTCCTGTATCTCATCGAACTTAGATAATATATGTACTGCACCCATAAAGGATTTACCAGCACGCTCTCCACCTGCAACTAACTTAATACGTGCAGGGTGGTCTAGTATCTTTACTTGTTCTTCAGTCAGTTTAAAACCTAACTTCTCAAGTAACATATCTCTATCTTCTGTAAGCATATTAATCCATATAGAACGAGAATTGATAAAAGCTTTCTCTTTCTTTGGTGGTCTCCTTACACTTTGGGCAACGCTCTGTAGTCTCTTCAAAAGTAGTTAGTACCTCAAATGTCTTAGACTCACACTCTTCGTTGCTACATATGTAATTGTATAAAGGCATACCGTAAAATATAACATGTTAAACGTGGGTAGCGCAATATCTTGCATTTGCTATAAAGAAAAAGGGGTTCCTCTCTCTTTCGACACTATCTCTCTCTTCCCCCAAAAGAAATTGTAATCTTATAGATTACTTGTGTCAATACGCAATAACGTGTTTAAAAGCTAGTAGGGGAGGTACAGAAGTATGTTTACACAGAAAGGGGTAAGGGTACTTAAGGCAAAAAATAAATGTAGAACCATCCCTATCTCCTCCCCACTCTTGTATCTGCTAAGGCATACCCCCACCACCATTAGTATGTGGTGTGACGTGCGAATCAATCATTCCGCTCTACGTCCTCAATGATGTTCAGGGTTTGCTTTGATCCCTCGCGTGAGTCCTCTAGTCCTTGACGTGCCTGTGATTCCTCTAGTTCTGATCGCTTGTGCGAGGCTAGTCTATCTCTCAACATTTCAATAAGTCCAAGAGCTTCGCTCCCCTCACTATTAGCTTTCTGACTCCATCGGTCTTGGAATCTTCTTTCCAAGTACCACGCACGGGCGCGCCAATCTTGGCTCTCCACAATCTCGGAAATTGCATTACTCTCAGAAATACTTTCTGCCATCCTCAAAGCCTTAGCAAAAGAGTAATAAGGCTCTTCATTAGTAGCCTCTCCCCTCTTTATCCAACCAAANAATGTAGAGTTNGGAACTCCTACTTGTTCACANGCNGAACTTGGATAGTTCCCACGTGAAACAAGGTCACAGATTATCTTTCCAAGTTCCTTGGTAAGTCGTGTTTTATTTCCCATATTGCTCCATACCAAAATTCTACTATACTCTAATGGCTTTAGCCAAATACCATAGTGCAGTATCTTGCGTTTCCTTTACTAGGGATATGTTATAAGAACATACCCTAGCAATATTTAACATAAGTCAAGTTACTATTACTTGACATATGTTATAGGGTGTTATAGTGTTGATTTTGTCGGTCGCTGACTGACTCAAAAAAAATACATAGTATCTTGGAGGTACATAATGACTACAACTAAAGTTGTAAGGACTCGACTACATAACCGAACCATCAGTCTTGCTGTTGCAAAGAAGAACAGCATACCTACACCGAAAGACTTCAAAGAGTGGACATGGAAAGTAGCTTTAAAAAAGCTAAACGCTAAGACTGCTAAAGCAGAGAAAGCACGAGCGGAGTTTCAGAAACTAGCAGGATATCCTGTTCCAAACGGCTCTTTCAGAGATCTCATCACAGGTAGGGTTACTAAAGTAACTGCAAAACCTAGCAAAGCTAAGCCTAGCAAAGCTAAACGTAAAGTAGTATCAACCAAAGCAGATAAGCTTAAAAGCTTAAAAGTAATCACACCTAAGACATCTAAGAAGTCTCCCACAAGCGTTACTACTCCTCCATCTAAAGATGGTTCTATCGATTACACCGCTCTTGCTAAAGCAATTGTCAAAGAGCAACAAGCACAAGCTACTGCTAAAGCAGATAGGACATCAAGAGAAAATGCTGATAGATATCACTCTAGCATGGCAGAGAGAAGAATGAACTGGAACAGTATGTTCCCATCAGAAGATACTGCAATAAAGCCGTCAAGTTCCTTTAAGAAAGGAAAGGACGAAGTTAAGTAAGTCTTAATCGCTCCTGAACATGAGCCTAAACTGTTCACAGTTTGACCAACTGCTCCACAGATGTGTGTCTGTGCTGATGATGACTCTAAAGAGTCGAAAGCAGAACAAGTTAACCTCGCATAAGCGAGAAAGGAAAACTGTAATGAATAAAGAGTACAACTCTTTAGAGGAGATACTAAAAGACGCTGAACTTGGCAAAGTTTCAGAGTACCAACTCATGCAAGAGGGATTACGCAAGTGTTTCTCATGCAAGGGCGTAGAGGACAAGTTGGGTGGAAAATTACTTCCTATTGGAAGTATTACACACGTGCTAGATTGGATGTTTTCCAAAGAGTTCCGAGATTGGATACACAGGCACGAACTTGTACATCTTTTGACCAAACGCAAGTGGATTTGTGCGACTTGCAAAGAAGACTACAACGATTCTCGCACAAGCAAGTTAGGAGGATAGTAATGAAATTACTAACCAAAAAATTACTACAAGAATTCAAAACCAATGGCAAACTCCCTGAGGAGGAGCAGAAATTCATCGCTCACTTCTTCAATCCCACAGGCATGGGCGATTGGTGGGCTATGACTTATGACGAGGACGAGAAATTGTTCTTCGGTTATGCCCGAATCACAAACGGGGAGTATGGATATTTCAGCCTTACTGAACTAGAGGAGTTCAGAGGTATGTTCGGTCTTGCGATTGAGCGAGATCTACACTTTACAACTACCACTAAACAACAATTCCAAAAGGAGTATCACTCATGACCACACAAGAGCAACAGGCACACATGCGTAAGGTGCGTGAAGACAGACTCGCACAAGCACGAGAGCAACAACGAACAATCGTTGATTCAGTTGAGGTTGAACTCAAGTCAACAGGAGCGGTTGAGCAAGTCGTTGATGCGTTAAATAACGTAAGCGAGATATTGGCAGAACTCGTTGAGGTTACCAAGTTAAACAGATGTGTGTGTGAAGAATGTCAAAAATACTAATCGTCAAATACTATATTTGACTATTAGTACATGGTGTTATAGTCTGTTATTGTCGAGGTACAGCTTTGGCATCAAAAACAAAACAAGTTTCGATAAGTACATGCAGATGTACTAGCGAGAAAGGAGTATCGGATGTATACCGAGAAAGAAAGACTAGCTTTGCTAGAAGAAATAGACAGAGATAATGACTCTGACTACGGGTGGGATGGAGCAGAGGATCAACTAGACGCAGAGGTGCAATCATGAGTAGTTTCACTACAACATGTGTGTTCTGCAACGAACTCACATGGGCGATAC